CATTTTCACGAAGGAAATTGTTATCCACCGAGTCAATCTGAGACTTATTTTGCTTGTCGTAATAATCGGCACGCTGTTTTAAGAACTCTTCAGGAATACGGCACAATAACAACCCACCAATCTCAATACCGCCTTTAAAGCGGCCCTCAACGGTGGCGTGCATCATAAGCTCGGGATAATCTTCTGCTTTGCAGGGTTCATATCCTTCACGTAACTTAGAAGAAATATTACTAGGATCAGCCACACCCATTGTGCTAATACGAACATACCTGTGCTTCCAACCGGGACGGTCTTCGGGCATAGGCAGTGTCTCAGGCGGACGCCACGCTTCAGGGCGTTGCATCTTCTGACGAGTATCCGCTTCACGGGCAGTACGATTTTGTGTCTTTTCAGACGATAAAATTTGATCCATTATTCACCTCTTCTTAGTTGAGCAACCTGTTTAGCGTATTCTTCCAAAGGAACCCCAAGACGGCGAGCAATCGCTGCTTCAGATGCCTTTAGCCTAATACGATTAGGCGGAGTGCTACGGGAGGCGGGTGCCACCACGTTAGCGGGCTTTGTTGCACGGCGTTGGGTTTCACCCTCGTAAGCCGGTTCTGATACCTTTTTAGAAGGGGTATCGTCTTCATAGCTCTGGGTATCATCTTCATAATACTCAGGAAATCGTCTACGCATTGTAGCGTCTACTTGTTTGTAGTAGTCATCAGACCCCACAAAGTTAACACCTTGTTCCTTAGCCAGCTTTTGATGCAACCCGAGGGCGGAAGCTGTCATTTCAGGATCAGTGCCAAACCAAGTGTTTTTCTGCATCCAACGCTGATCGCGTTGCGACACATTAGGCTGATCTGTACTACGTTGTTGTATTTGTACACCTTTTTCTTCGGCTTGTAAAGGCCTCATGTTTTGAACTTTATCCAAGTTCAATGTTGCCCGTGAAACGTCTGCCTGTGCATCTACTACAGCATCGGAATCCCCGGACTCATAAGCCTCTTTGTATTTTTTCTTGGCACTCTCAAATTCCAGCTCAGCGGAACTCTTTGACTGCTCAATATAAGCTCTTGACCCAAGTTCAACTTGGTGTTGCAGTTTGCGGTTTTGATCCCACAATTGCTTGGTCATCTTCTCAGCCGCCTCGCGTTCACGCAGTGCTTCTTCTTTAGCACGGCGCTCGTCGTGATAACCTTTGCCCAATTTCTTAATACGGGCTTGGACTTTTTCGTCGTATTCGGACAGTTCACCCTCGGTAACGTCTTCTACCTGTATCTTCATGGGCTTTCGGCCACGATCTTCCAGCGGGGTGTCGTCTTCAATCTCCACCTCAACGCTATCGTCTTCTACTACGGGTTTACCCTTAATTTCATTGGTTTCATGAGGAAATTTAAATTCCTCGTCTTTTAATTCAGCTTGTGCCATGTGTTAGCTCCTTTACGATGCACGCGAAATACCACGCGGGTCTTCCACAACTGCTTCAACCGAATCATCATTAATGATGCGGAATTCACGACCGTGGATTTTCAGGCGAGTTCCTGAATTAGGGCGGACGACGACAAAGTCACCTTCCTTGCACGAGGGGCCAGAAGGGAACCGGCTCTCGTCTTTGTAGCAGTCAGGGCCAAGCTTCACCACAAACAGCACTGGGGACAGCACTTCTTCGTAGTGGATAGTTTGGTTAGATTTAATTAACGCACTGTCTTCAAACTCTTCCGGCGCGTCAGGGATGACACAAAGCATCATGAACCTTTTCGGGTCAGGCAACTGTTTGGCTTTTTGTTCGGGCGTCTTATTCAGAATACCCGACAGGTCTACCGCAGCGACATCAAAATCAGTCATCACTAGTCTCCATTTTTTGCGCAAGGTCGTTGATAAAAGTTTCTGCATGAGTCAGACCCCGAATGACCCCACAGACATGACGATACTCGTCAAAATTTTTAGCTCCTCCTCCATTGAGGAAGGTTTGTTGATCGCTTCGGAGTTTGTCAATCTCCTTAGCAAGATGCGCCAGCAGTTTGTAGTCGTTCAACATTACTCCTTCTTAGGTTTTTGAGACGTTCTTTGCGCTATTTGCACGGCCATCTGAGCGCGGTTTTTGGCAATATCAACGCCAATTTTTGCCCCCTCAAGCAGTTGCTGTTTCTGGAGCTTGTCCTTTGCAGCGGCTGCGCTTGCACCAACTTGCATAGCAGCAATTTCTTTCTGGGCCGCAATGCGTGACTCTTCAACCCTAATTTGATCGGCTTTAGCTGCCGCATCAACTTGTTGTTTCTGGACTTTAAGCTGTAGCTCTTGCATCTTGATTTGGAGTTCTTGCTGCTGCATTTGGATAATTGGGTCTTGTGCTTGTTGCTGAATCTGTTGCTGCGCAGCCTGTGCTTGAGCTTGCTGGGTCATGCGGGTAGACGCTTGTGCGGATAACTGTGCAACTTGCGCAGCCACTTCTGGAGTCATGTTTTTTTCTTGCTCCTCGGTAGGTAACAAGAGGCCAACTGTTTGCTCAACTTCTTTGCGGTATGCGTACGCCAAGTGCTCATTGATGTGCGCCATCATTGCGGCTACAAGTGCTTGACCTTGTGGGGTCTGCTGTATGAGTCCCATGATCTTAGGGTTCTGAAGCATGCTTGTGTGCACTGCAATATGAGCTTGGTGGTCTTGCTCAATAAACGCCTTCATAGGTTTGCCAGTAAGAACGTTCTGGTTCTCCTGTACTGGGTCTGTTGCTGTTGCATCGTCCTCAATAGGAATCAATTTTGCTGAGTTCTTGATACCCAACACCTCAATCATCTGCCGGTGTAGGAGCGGCAAGTTGTAGAGTTGTGGTGCTGTCTGCGCGAGTTGCAATGCAGCCTGATACTGAACAATCTTCTGCGCCATTGTTGCGGCGTTTGGATCGCTCACAGGGATCACAGCGACCATGTCGTAGTCAGACTTTTTAGCACGGCGTGAGCCGTCAACTGGCTCGTAGTCGTACTCTTCTGGTGTGTAGTCAGCAATGATGGCCTTGAGCAGCTTGAACTCTTGCTTCATGCTGTAGTGCATACGAGCTTGTACTGCGCCCATCACTTTTAGTGTGCGCTCAAGAATAGCCAGCGTAGTTCCCACAGGTGCCTGCGCACTCATGTCGCTAACCTTCATGTCTCCTGCGGATGCAAACTGCCTACCCTCTTGCACAATGTTTTGAAACAAGGTGTAGAGAACTTGGCTTGGCTCCTTGTACGGCAAGGGCAAGATGTTGTCCCGGATTGAACCGCTTGGCACATCCACGTCACGGAACTCGCCGGGGGCGATTGGAGTGTCGTCACCCTTAATACGCAGACCACGGGACTTCAAACCACCGGGCAAGTTGCTTAGCGTACCTGCATCGACAAGCTGCCGAATGAGCATGGTTGCGCTCTTGGCATACCCACCAATGAGGTGGATGAGGCCATACCCATAAAAGCCAAACCCCGGAATGTACTGGTAGTGGACAAAGTGCTGGCGCTTCATGTGAAGATCATCGCCCTCGTACCAATTACGGCGCACGGCAAGAATCTTAGTCGTAGCCTTTTCAACCGTTACAACATACGGCAGCGCAATACCCGTCATCTCGCCATCTTTATCTTTGTGCTCGTAGCCTTTTAAGTCAAGGTCAACGTGCATCTCAAGTATGCGATACCTGTCGTCCTGCACCGCTGACATGCCCGTCTCTTCATTCTTCTGCTTCTCAATATCATCAAGCTCGTTGGACGGCTCACCCAACTCTACGTCGCTGTAGAACCCAGCTTCTTGCAGCTTGATAATCTCATTTTCAGTCTTACGCATCACGTGCGTAACGCGCTCGGCTCGCTCTAAGTTAGACGCGCCATAAGGGACAACGATGTCTTCTGCGGGAATGAACATTGCAACCTGACGGCCAATGCTCGGGTCGTAGTAGACCTTCTTAAACGCTGAACCCGCAAGTGGCAAATTCCACAACAGCTTTTCATGCTCCGGGCGATACTCCACCATCACATCAGTAAGCTGGTAGTTCATGTCCTCCCGCACGCGAGTCGACGCCTCTTCTTTCTCAGGCGTATCTTTGCCAAGAATCTGCGTCTTTACAGGGCCAGCGGCGGGGAATGTTTCCATGATCCCTTCACTTTGAAACCGCACAACTGACTCAGTGAGCATCGGGTGAAACACGCCACAAGCACCTGCCCACGGCTCTGTTCTTTCCTCGTACTTCAAACCCAGCAGCTTCAAACCGTCAACATAGGTTTTGATCCAGTCTTTGCGGTCGCCAATGTCTTTATCAAAGTTTGACACCAACTCCGAGCCAAGAGTACCAAGCACACTGTCGCTAATGTAGTCAGCTAAGTTAGCATCAAAATCATCGTCACCTTCGTCATCACTTCCGGGCTCTAGTTCAATCTCAATACCGCCCATAGCAATTCTTACGCTCTCGGGATCTTCAATCTCAATTTCAATAGGGGAGGCCATGTCCATGTCCTCTTCAATACCCAAGGGGGCTGCGTACAAACTTTTGCCTATTGAATTTGTTGCCATTTTTAATCCTTAAACTGTATAGAACCGCTCGCGGCGGCTACCCTTAAACCATTTAATTTCTTCAGGTTCGTCGCTTGGTAGGCGCAAGAACCCACCTTGACGAAAACGCATAAGCGCTAAAGTTGTTGCGTCAACCAAGTCATCGTGCTCACCTGACGGGAATGCGGCAACTTCATCCACTAGCTCTTCTGCCCAGCGCGTTTGCGGAACCCACACTTTCCCACTCGCAATTATGTCTGAGACCGAGTTCAAACGGGCAATTTTGTCCTGCCCCTTACCCGGCGTGTACTCCTGCACCGGTATACCCATTGCTCGCAAGTCATAGATAAGCGGCGCACCGGACGCCTTCTTTTCTACAATCAACGAGTCAGGTTCATACTCGTTGTACTCCTTAAGCACATCCCGCTTGAGGTCTGGGAACTCAACACGCTTCTTGTATGTGTTGAGCAAAATAATGTTGGGGGCGAAGTTATCTTCCTCGCAGGCAAAGATGCCCCAAGTGGTTCCTGCGGAATAGTCAGCACGCTGAGTTTTCTCAAACGCTGTATCCCATGACTGCAAGATGTAGTCACACTTAGGTGGTTCATCCTGTTCCCACCACTTCCACCAATCCCTCTTGACAATAGCGGACTCATTACCTATTGGGTTTTGCTGATACTGCGCCTGCCACTTAGAATTGGGCAGCTCTTCGCGCAAGGCTTCGA